TCGATAATATGACGAAAGGCCGACAATATACCGGGGAAATACTCGTTGATCTTCTACCTAAGATATATGACACAGAGCGTCAGGAACGTATTTTAGGTGAGGATGGTGGGACAGAGTTTGTACAGATAAACTCCACTGTTATTGATGAGGCCACGGGGAAGCCAGTTATTGTCAATGACTTGTCTCAGGGCATTTATGACGTAATGGCTGACACCTCCCCAAGTTACGCCACCCAAAGAACTGAAGCCGTTAACGCATTGACTACCTTGGCTACAGCTCAGCCAGAGCTTGCTCCGGTTATGTCTGATCTAATATCTAAGAATTTAGACTTTCCATTCTCAGAAGAGCTTACCTCTCGTATTCGTAGGCTGATGATTTCTCAGGGCGCAATAGAGCCTAATGAACAAGAAGCTCAGGAGATGGCGGCTAACATGCCACAGCCAGACCCAATGCAAGAGGTTATAGCCCAGATTAATCTTGAACGTGAACGATTAACTAACCTGCAAATTCAGGCGAACATTGAGGCGACCATGGCAAATGCCAATAACTTCAACGCTGGGGCTGACCAAAAACTGGCATCAATTGAAAAGACCATGACAGAAATGGCTAAGATCGTATCTGATATCCGCTCTCAGGATCATGACAACCTTAATAAGGACGCTGACACATTAAGCAAGCTTAAGGACGCAACCACTGCAACAATGAAGGAAGGGGAAGCGTTAATGGTATCAGGGGAGGGCTTAGAGGTTAGAGAGGATCAGCTTGACCTTATAGAGGGGCAGCAGGAAAGCCTAGTAGTTGACCAACAGCCTACAGGTCAAATATAATTGTAAATTATGGGGAGTAGCTACCCCATAAATAAAATAAATATTCATTCGGAAGAATGCACACATGACAGAGCAAACCGCACCCGTTTCGGAAGAAACACCTACATCGGTAGAAGGTACAGAGCAACCAAATCAGGAAGCTCAGATACAAGAGACAGAGAAAAAACAATCCTTTCAAGATCGCTTCAATCAAGTCTACGGACAAAAGAAGCATCTAGAGCGCCAGAATCAGGAGCTTGAAGAAAGGCTTAAAGCACTTGAAGAGAAGAATCAACCAAAAGAGCCTACCTTGGAGTCATTTGATTATGATGACGACAAGTTTCAGGAAGCGCGTATTGAATACAAAGCTTCTCAAATGGTTGATCGAAAGCTTCAAGAGCGCGAGGAATTGCAAGCTAGGCAGGAAGAACAAAGGAAGGCCCAAGAATTAACCGCTAAGTTTGACCAAAAGAATTCAGGATATCAGGCTAACAACCCAGAATATGCGAATCTTTATAATCAGGCGTTAAGTAGTGGTTTTATTCAGGATATTCCAATGGATATCCAGAATGCCATCGCAGCAGATGAGAATGGCCCTAAGATGCTACACGCATTGCTTAAGGATCCCATGCAAGTCGAGCAGATGCGTACAGCTTCGCCAGTAGTGGCAGGCATGATGCTGCAAAACCTACAAAGCTCAGTCTCAGTGAAAACGGTAAGCGAAGCACCAGAGCCAATCAAGACCCTTGATGGTTCTAGCACAGGTGGTCGCGAACCTACAAAAGAACAATTAAGTAAAATGAGTGCTGATGAGTATTATGCTCATCGCATGAGACAACCAAAATAATGGAGGCCTGTCATGGCTAACGCTTTTGAAAATATGGACATTATCGCTAAGGAAGCCTTAGTGATTGCCAAAAACAACATGGTTATTATGGAGAAAGTTGACCGTCAACACTCCGATGACTTCACTAATGATACGGGTGATACCATTCGTATTCGTAAGCGTGTTCGATATGAAGCGGTTGATGGTGCGGATGTTACCGGCCAGATTCGCGACATCATTGAAGGTTCTACCACTCTAACCCTAGACCAGTTTAAATCAGTTCCTGTTGAAATTGGCTCTAAAGAAATGACCTTAGAGGTTGATGACTTTAACCGTATCGTAACTGAGCCAGCTATGGTTGAGCTTGTACAGCAAGTAGAAACCTCTCTGGCTGAACTGTATAAAGAGGTTTACTGGTTCACTGGTACTCCGGGTACCACTCCAAGCACCTATAAAGACATTAACCGTATGCGTGAAGTCTTAACTAAGGCGGGCGTTCCTGCTGGTGATCGTTGTGCATTCTATGAGCCGGGCGCAATTAGTGAGCTAGGTGATGGCCTTAAAGGTGTATTCCCTACTGAGATTGCACGTCGCGCAATTGAGAATTCAACCATTGGTCGCTATGCAATGTTTGATGTAATTGAATCCGTTTCTCTTGTTAATCACACTGTAGGTAACTACTCGGGTACGCCTGTTGTTGCTGGTGCTGGTCAAGAAGTAACGTATGACGCGACTCGCAACTCATACACTCAGACATTAAACACTTCAGGCTGGACTGTATCGGTTGCTGGTCTTCTGAATGAAGGTGATGTGTTTACGCTTGCTGATGTGTATTCGGTCAACCCTAAGACTCGCCAATCAACTGGTGATCTACAGACTTTCGTGGTTCGTGCGGATGCTGCTAGTGATGCAGGCGGTCTATCTACTCTGACAATCTCTCCAGCAATCATTACAGAAGGTGCAAACCAAACTGTACAGATTGGAGATGGTTCAAGTACTGTACTTCCTGATGCAACAGCTATTGCGGTTATCTCTGGTACGGCGGGTGCTCAATACCCACAAAACCTAGGCCTGCATCGCAATGCATTCACCCTAGCCTTTGCTAACCTAGTAGAGCCTCAAGGTGGTGCACGCTCAGCTCGTGAGACCATGGACGGTATTTCGGTTCGTGTTACTTACGGCTATGACAGTCTACGTGATAAGAACGTAATCCGTTACGATGTTCTTTACGGTGCAACCGCTCAAAACCCACAGTTTGCCGTTCGTCAGACTGGCTAACACAATAGGGGCTTCGGCCCCTTTTTACTTTCATCTTAGGATGCTCAAATGCAATTAGAACAAGCTTTAACCATGGAAAAATCAGGCAAAAAAACAGGTTACCGAACCTATCTTTATATGTATCTTGATGGCGAAATGAAGGCTGAGATATTTACAGCTATGGATGCAGAGAAGGCATTAGAAAGCGGATGGTTTAGAAATCCTGCTGAAGCTCTTGGAGAAGAGAAGGTAAAGGAGAAGGCTAAGGAGTCCTTTAAAAGCCTAGACGTGGAAGAGGGGCTTAAAGTTTCAGCATTTAAAGAAGCAATCCAAGATGTAACTATTCAAACAAATCGCCTATTAAATTTTGATGCAATTGAAGACATTGATATATTGAAAGAGATTTGCGAACCAGTTGACTATAAGGGCGAGAAGTTATCCGATCAAATTAACTGGAATATTAAAGGGCGCAGAAAGTACGACCATGTTAAAATGGACGTAAAAAAAGCGCTTGATGAGCTGGGAATGTTAAATGGCGACGGCGAAGCAAATAATTAAAGATGCCTTTAAGAATATAGGTGTTAGATTTCTAGACCTTGATGACTCTGGTGCTACCGGCCAGAGCATTATTGAGGCAGCTTTCAGAAAGATCGAAATTAAATCCTCAACCACTCCTTTGACAACAGAGGAGCTAAATGATGGCCTCGATACGCTAAATGATTTATTGGCCGAATGGAATTATGACGGAATTGATCTAGGTGTCACCTCCGTCACACTTGGCGCAACAACGCTGCCTACTTGGTCACTGTCTGCTCTCAAGTCAAATCTAGCTGCAAGACTTGCTTCTGAATACGGTGAAACTGTGTCACAAAGCCTGCAAACTCAGGCAGTTGATGGTCGAGCATTAATGGTGGAGAGAACTTCCCCTATTAATTTAGCTGACGGCCTTCAATACCTTCATGACATGATTTTACAGTGGGATGCTGAAGGCATTCGCTTGGGGTATTTGTATCCAAGAGATATAAACGAAGAAGTTGGTCTTCCTAATTGGTCTTATTCAGCTGTTAAGTTTAATCTTGCAAAGCATTTAGCTCCACTAGCTGAAAAGCCTTTGAGTCAAGAATTAAACATATTGGCGGATAACTCCTATGATGAATTACTCCGTAGAACAGTTCATGAAATCAATGTGGTGTACCCAAATATTCTACCTACAGGCTCAGGTAATAGTACATGTAATACTTGGTATCAGCGGTACTTCCGTGATCCAACTAAGCGAGACATTCTATTGCAGGATGGCCCAATCTCAACCAATGAAGGCGAAATTATAGGAAATAGTTATGGCGATTAGAGTAGGGGCCACCCCAATACCACAGATACCACGTGTGAAAGCTGCCACTGGTACTGATTTATTGACACTGTATTCAAATTCAAATCAGGCGGCTGGCACGATCACTGTTAGTAATTTTATTGCTGATCTTGGTATTTTGACTGATAGCGGCACAGGTCCAAATATCATCAACCTGAATAACAATTCCACTTTGACCGCTCAACAGGTGCAGGATACAGATATTGTGTTTTGTGATTCAAGTTCAACAGCATTCAGCGTGCAACTCCCCAGTATTGCATCGTTACCAGCCGGTGAATCCATTTCATTTAAAAAGAACACCTCAGTTGATAATGATGTGACCATATTGGCGGCTGGCGGGGATACCATTGACGGTGACCCTAGTTTGATTTTAAGCGGCACTACTTACCCTAGTGCTCAATTAGTTTCTGACGGCGTAGCGTGGTTCGTATTCAGTGCCTAAGATACCTTTAAGTGTAGTCAGTGGGGATTATTCATTAAGCGGTGTTTCTAATAATGTCGCTTTTAATATGCCTCCCATTACAGTGGAAAGCTCTGGACTTGGGCAGGTCATCGCTTCCCAATTGCCTTCTCTTGAGTATTTGGATTACTCCGAAACAATTAACGGCTCTTATGCCGAAAGGCCAGAGGGGCAGCTTCAGGGCTGGGGCTTTATATCCAGTGAATTCCTTAATGGTATTTTATTTTGTGCAAATAATGCTCTTTGGATCTTCGTCCCATCGAATCGGTTCTTGTATAAGGTCATAGACGGAGGTGGTGCACAAATAACCATACCCGCCCAACCACGTCTTGATTGTGTAAAAATAGCTTCAAACGGCTTGATTGTGGCTATTGTTATCAGCAGTCCATCATCGCCGGATTATTATCTGACGTTAACGGCGGCCAGCTTCATAAATAAGACCGTTACAGCCACGCTTGAGCCGATTAGCGTGGCAGCTCCGAACTACACCACCCTTACATCCGGACAAGGTAGTATGGATGTGGTTTATTTGGATGGCTATTTTTGTTACATCACTAATGGCCTTGTAAGCACTCAGCCTAGAGTCCTGCATGGTACGCTTAAGACGGTTAATAATGGAAAAGACATACGTTTAGAGGATTTTACCGATCTAGACACATCTATTAATGTCACTGCTTTGTTTGAATATCGCGGGCAATTGGTAGCCTCAACGATGGATAAGATGTATTTTTTCCAGAATGTTGGCAATGTTGACTTTGCATTCCAGCTACTAAAAGGGCAGACCCAAGATATAGGCATAAGAAGCACAACAGCTTACAGGAAAACAACAAATGATGTTGTATTCATAGGTACTGATAACTCGAATAGTCTAGGGGTGTACAGCCTTTCAAGGGGTAAGCTATCAAATGACTTTAT